TTTTTTTTTTCAAGCAGAAGACGGCATACGAGATCTAGTACGGTCTCGTGGGCTCGGAGATGTGTATAAGAGACAGCATTTAATCTTAGTTCTCTTCTTTGTTTGCCTACCAGTAGTAGTTACTGTATCAGTGATGAAGGCTGTCGCTCCGTCCCTTATATTCTCAAGTACCGCCTCAGCATCATCTCCTCTATGTATCTCATATATAAAGCCATCAGAGTCAGAGTAGTCTCCACTTACAACACCACCAGCATTTACGAATGTCAGGGAAGTTACCTTACCATTAACATCTTCGTCCTCAATCAGCTTCTCTATTGGAAATGTTACAAATGCTGATATAGCTGCATCGGAAGCACCAATGTCGTCATCTTTTGCTGAGTCAGATAATGTCTTTATGTATCCATCTGCGCAACCAAATAAGGTTTTTCTATAATCTGGGTCATCTGCATTATAATTTAGATTTGAATATATACCACACTTATTTGGTAATGAACATGGATAGAAACCACCAGTGTCAAGTTGATACCAATAGCCTACATTAGAACCATCTGCTATTAGTGTTTTCATTAATAATACTGCATTTCTTTCTGGATTATAAAGAAGAATTATTCTATGAGTAGATGGGTCAACTGCCCAATCTGATTTAAGATTAGGTAATGCACCATTGCTTATTATCTGGGGCTTTGATCTTCCACCAGCCATTATGTATAATCCATCATTACCAAAGAAGTATAGGTCGCCCTTACTGTCCTTACACCATGACCAAGGACTAAACATTCCAGTAGTATTAGATAATTCGTCTATACTTCCACCTGATGCTGGGTCGCCGTTAAGTATGTGTATTGAACCAGCGCAACCGAATACAAGGAAGTCATCTCCATAAGGAACTAATGCTCTTACGATATCACCAATCTCTGCCGCATCAGCATTGTTACCAGCCACAGCAGTTAGTGGGTCTGAACTACCATATACCCAATCAAAAGGACTTGACATCTTAGACATATACCATTGATGAGGATAGTTTGGATGTCCAGCTAATACCATTCTACCTCTATATCTACATACTATATATGATTGGCCTGGCATTGAACCATAATTGGTAGTATCATTGGCATACGGAGTCCAGTCATAGAAATGTGGAGCCTCTGTTTGTGCGGTAGTCAATGAGAATGATACGGATGCTGTTGCTCCAACATCCTTTACTGTATCATTACTAGAGAATGCAGTATCGCCTATTTGATAACCATAGATTTTACATGCACCAGTCTTGCCAGTTACAAAGTCACATATCATTCCAGCACCAGATGTATCTCCGCTAAGAATTGCACCATAAGCAGGAACGCTGACGCTACCAGCGCCTAACTCTCCAGTTGATAACTTAATTGTAGCTAAATCAACTATCTTAAATACGCTACCATTAGCTATAAATGCCTTTTGGAATCCCTCTGCAATAGTAAGTGGGCTTGCGGTACTAATTGTACCTCTTGCCGCAGTTATCTCGGACATGGTTGAAGTTGCGGATTGATACCATACTTGCTCATTTGATACGGCAATCAGGGAATTAGAGTACTGTTTGTCTGTGATAGAAAAGCCAAGTGTTTCATAGTAATTCTCAACGACAGAGTATAGATTTCCAGTTATAACGCTACTGCCATACAAATACGATAGACTTGTATCTAATATATTAATATTGACAGTTGCTCCATCTTGATTAGTTCCAGTACGTCCAACGGCAGCTATGTTTCCATTGGCGAGTTCGCATATATCGTATACTACTCCACCAGTATGGAATGTATTAGTGACTGCGCCTGTAGTTGTATTCATCTGAATTACTGCTGAATTAGTAGCTAAATATACGTTGCCACCAGAATGCAATATTCCATTATTAGTAGTAAATTGATGAAGAACTGAGAATGCAGCAGTTAATAAGGCGTATGAGTATTTCCCATAGTAACCCTTAGTAAAGTCATTGTCTTGAGTCCATAAGTGGATATACTCTTCCTTGTCAATGGCAAGAAACTCAATTCCACTATCACCAGCAAGGCTAGCAAATGTTACATCAGTTACTAGTGCTGCTGTATATCTTAGACAGTGAGGTTGACCTGAACCTTCGTCACCGAATCCAAGGTATATTTGACCATCCTGGGCAAATGCTACCCTATCTCCATAATCCCAGAAATGCGCGCTATCTGTAGCAACTATAGTACCGGCGCTTGAAATTAGCCCTATTGTCCTATTGCTTATAACTGGATGGCAATACAATAAGTTATTGTTATTATCAAGGGCTAGGTCACGTATAGATGTGTTTGCTAGGGAAGTATATGTACCGCTAGTGGCCCAAGCAGTATTTACAGTCCCACTTGAGTTCATCTTAGTTATCTTACTATCAAATGATACATACCAATTGCCTAAGCCATCAACTGTCGATGCCTTTGGAGTTGCCGCTATTACGGTTGAGGCAATAGGCGCAATTATACTAATAGAACTTCCAGTATCAGCAAGTATGTATGCATACTTATCATTAACGACAGAGCATCCAACTATGAAATTAGTAGCCATTTTAATCCAAGTTTAACTTACATATTTAATTTGTATTAACGCCATTACTGGACTATACGAATTGCCAATATTATCCTCAAACACCTTGTCAACCCCTGGCCTTTGCCCTAACCTAATACGTCTTTCAAGGACATCTCTTGGGAATACATTATTCATATATCCAGAGTACGACTTAGGTGTTTTATCTACTGGAAATCCATAGTTAATCCCCATGATAGGCTGTTGAAATTCCTTATTTGCCACCTTGCAATCTCCTTATATCAGCATCAGATAAACCAGCAGCTTTAAGTCCGCCTTCCACATGCTTAGTTCTTGTGGTCTTAAATTTAGCCTTAAGCTGCTTCTTCTTCCTTGCCTTTAATCTTTTTAGTATCGCCTTATCTAACCAAGAAGGCTTATCATATTTATCCTTTGGCATAATTACCTCCGATACATCACATTAATATTCTCAACTGCTACGGTATAGAACCACAATCTACCAACGTTATCTATTGGTAATGTAAGTATTGGACTCTGTATACCAGCCGCACTTATTACAGCAGAAAGAGTTGCGGCAGGGACTCTAAAGCCAGCAGTAGAACTAACGGCAGATGTTAAACTTACCGTTATTAAATCACCAAGCGTACTACATGAAGCCTGTATATATACTTCCCTGCACGGAACGCTTGATGTTACACTGAATGCCGCTACCACTCCAGAGGCCGATATACTTGCTAACCCACCAACGTACTCAGTAATTGTGGCTGCCCCACTAACCCTATTAACTAGGGCGTTACTATATTTTGAAACTTCCATAAAGCCTCCACATTATATAGCTGTCATTACTTGAGTTAAAACTGGTGTTGCAGCACTTCCAATATTGATTAAAGTACATACTGTAGCTACTGCATTTGCGGTTGCGTTGTTAATAAGTAACTGACAACCAGGTGCAAATGTCATACCCACCTGCGATCTCAACGAAGATATCTGAGATATCGCCGTTAGATTTGAAACACCAAGTATTACTCCATCGCTAGTTTCATACAACACATCAATACGTGTCGAAACAGTTGCTCTGCCTGGTGACATTCCATTAAGCTTCCAAGCTAAATTACCCTTACTCATCTTAAATCCCCTTAATCTGTGTCATAAGTGACATCGTTTATCCTGTAACTGCCACGAGCAATTTCCCAGGCACTTAATCTACCACCATCACCATTATAACCTAAACGGTGTGGCGCACGTTTTCTATCGTTTGCTAATGCCGCAGCTAAAGCCACAGCAGCCTTGCCTTCCTGTATTCCAGAACTCTCTTCTGTTCCACTTTCTGCCTCAGCCAAACACATCTGCCTAATACAATCAGAGTATTCAAGAGAACCTATGGGAAGATCGTTATCCTCTTCTAACTTAGTTGGATATATTTTGTATTCATAGTGAAGTGTGTATGCTGAATCTGGAGTTGGGTAGAATGTTACTTCCCATGCCTGGCCAGTTTCCTTTGTATACGCAGATGGTTCGATTGCGAAATACTCAGGATAAGAAGAGTAGTCATTCGTGGCTTTCCATGATGTTATCTCTGAACCAGGCCGCTCTTCTAAATCTGAATAACCAGTATCGGAATCGTGTTGAAATTCCTTCTTGATTAGTATGAGGTCATCTGGGAGTTGATATGTAGCAGTACCACTTACCGTAACCATTTTGGTGGTTCTAAAAAGAAATGACCAATCTGAGTTTGCGTCAATGAATCTACGATACGCATCATTAACTATATCCCTGTCTCTTATACACATCTCCGAGCCCACGAGACCGTACTAGATCTCGTATGCCGTC